TCCTTCTCCTGCGAGGAGTAGTTTCGGATGGTCCGCTCGATGTCCTCTTCCTTGAGCGTGAAGTTGTCGAACAACGAGATGATATAGGCGTCGATGTACTTCTTTTCGTTCCCGTCTCCGAAGATCTGATCGTACATATACGTCATTCCTTCGAGCGGGGTCATGGAGGTGAAGATGTACCCGGAGGTCCGCATGGTCCTCATCTGACACTCTTTGTAGATGTCCTCGGGCGGCTCCTCGTCCAGCCACACCACGTCGATCGCCGCTGACTGGAACTTCTTCCAGCCCGACTCGAAACTTTTAAGCTGCGCCTCGCTGCCGTTTTTGTACTTGATGATCTTGTCGTGCTGGTTGAACTCCGCGATGTACTGGGTCCCGAGCGTGAGCAGGGCCTTCAGGGGTCCGTCCTTGGTCAGCGAGAAGTCCTCGCAGGCGACCCATCCGGCGCACGGGGTCCGGTGCTTTATCGTCGGATGCCTGCCGATCATGATCGCGGTGAACTTCGCGGCAGCGGTCCACGACTTCGCCGAGGAGTTCCCGCCGAGCAGAGCGCCTTCGTGCTCCGTGCTCAGGAGGAACTTCTGGTGCTCCCGGGTAAAGGGCTGGAAGAAGTCTATCCCGAGGTCGAGCACGGCCTGCCGTTTCTTGTCCCAAAACCGCCGTATAACTTCTCTTTCGCGGGTCCCGATCAACTGCTCGGAGGTGAGCCCGAATTGATCGATGTCGATGGGAACATCGAAGTTAAGAGGCTGCATTCTGCGCCTCCACGATTTTCTTCCCCTTGACCATTGCGGACTTGGAAAGCAGCTTGTTGATGTTGGTCGCCTCCTCCTCGAACTTCTGCGTCAGGATGTTCACCTGCGCCGATATGTTCGCGGTGCTCTTGTTTTCCAGCAGGCGCCGGGAGTCGAGCAGCACCTTGTAGGCGTATGCCAGCTCGCCGCCCTTCATCTTGTCGAGGCGACCCTCGTCGTCGAGCTTGCTGAGGATCTTGCCGCCGATGACATAGAGCTTGTTGATCTCCATGTCGCGCAGGGTCTCGACCAGGGCCTCGTTGATAACGTCGATCCTGCGGTTGCGGATCTCGGAGATGGTCTGAGGCGAGACGCTCACGAAGTTTCTGATTTGGGTCGTCGTCATCCCGGAGTCGAGCAGGAGCTTGACGAAGGCGTACTTGACGGAGGTGTTCTCCATGAAGAATTTAAGCGTTTCTTTCGCAGCCGCCCACGCGGTCTCTTCGACCATCGAGCTGACGACTTTCTTGTCCACGGAATCCTTCTTCGCCATGCCTGATAAAAAAGGCAGTTCGCAAATGGTTTGTCAACGTATTTATTTACCTGTTGCATTTGTTGTCTAATTATGCTACCATGTAAACCATGGTGGATAAACGATCAGCCAACGGGCAAAAAAGTCGGGTCGAGACACCTCCTATAGTGTCGTTAATCCACCATTAACCCCACAATAGTTTCGACCCGACTCTTTTGCCCGGAGGCTGTTCCGCCTGAAATATCGCTGAAGAGGAGATATGGGGAAACAGCCGTCATTCCAATTCTATCCCGGTGACGCGAGAAGGGACGCAGAACTGCACATGATGAGTTTTCAGTCGCGGGGAGTCTGGTGGGAGATGATCTGCTGCATGTGGGACGCAAAAGAGCGCGGCAAGCTCTTTGGCACGTCCGAACAACTCTGTAGATTACTCGGCTGCACTCCACCCGAATTACAAACCGCGATTCACGAGTTGAGCGTAACCAAAACGGCTGATGTTACGGTGCGTGACGATTTTATTACGGTGATAAACCGCAGAATGTTCAAAGCAGCCAAAGAAAGGCAGCAAGCCAGGGATCGGATGGAGAGGTATCGGGAGAGAAAGAAGAGTAAACGGAAAGGTGACGACGATATTACGCCCCCTTCTTCTTCTTCATCTTCATCTTCTTGTAACAGTAATACTGTTACAAAAAATATATCCGCATCTGGCGATGCGGTTGACGGTGAGAAATTCTTCCTGACCAAAAAGAAGCGGAAACTCTCAGGTAAGAGGCTTGAGACATTCAACCGATTTTGGGAGGCGTTCAACTATAAGCATGGCAAGGCCGAGGCCGCTGACGCATGGCTCGACATCCCGACCCTCACCGAGGCCACGGTAGCGGCCATTATCGACGCGGCGAAGAAAGAGGCCGAGCGGCGGAAGAACGTCATCGCGCAGGGCAAGACCCCGAAGTGGGCGCAGGGCTGGCTGTCCGGCAGGAGATGGGAGGACGAGGAGTACAGCAAGCCTCCCGAGAAAGACACGAGATGGGAGGGCTTATGATATCAGGACCGGACATGGGCTTGATCCTCATGCCGATGGAGAAGTTCTTCAAGAAAATGCTCGAAAAGGATCAGGTCGACATCTATCATGACCGGCTGAAGTTCCTGGATGCGAAGATCCTCAAGGAAACCGTTGATTTTCTTATCGACAACAACAGGCACTTCCCCACTCCCGGAGAAATCAAGTCGGCATACCGGGACGCCGCCGCAGGGAAAAAGGGCTTCAACTCCTACGACTCGGTGAAGGAAGGCTGCGAGAAGTGCAAGAGCGGCTGGATCTACTACTACCGCATGAGGGAGGAGAAGGGATATCTCTGCTCGAACCCGTGCGCTCACTGCTGGACCGAGCACAGCCTGCCGCTCATGACGAGAACGGAGCGGGATATCTATTGGGCATGCCGAAGGTTCAAGCATGTATGGGTGCCGGACCTGAGCCACCCCGAACCGGCGAGCGGCATACTGTCGAAGGAGCAGTACGAGACGGTCCACGGCAAGCCCAAAGACCCAGGAGAAGAACCGTTTTAATGGTCAAAATACACGAGGAGGTTTTTATGAATCTACGCGAGGATGGTGATCCCGATGAAGAAGAGGGAAAAGAAATGACTCGTGGCACATCCGTGACACAAAAGGAGGATGAAGCAGTTACCAAATAACTGACTTTTCTTCCCCAAACCTAAACAAATCGCTTGACAAGGAGATGGAAAAGGTGTATATTATAGATGAGATTGGTGAGGATTTCGTGGTGGTCAATGGAGAGCGCATCGAGGTTGACCCACCATTTGAGACCTTGCCAGATAAACAAGAGTACGAAACCTGGCTAAACGAGGTAATGGCGGATGCTATTGAGACAATCGGAAGTGACACAGAAATATCGACTCTCCAAGACCACTTTGCATCGGTGGTTAAGGGATGGAAAACTGACTGACCATCGTACCGTTGGCGGACACCGCAGATATGACAGTGCGGAAATTGAAGTTCTGTTGTCTGTGTCAAACGGAGTCACAGTTACAGAGAAAGACGTTGCAATTTATGCTCGTTGTTCGACACAAAAACAAGCCGAAAACCTTACTCGTCAACATAAACGTTTGATTGAAGTGTGTGGAGATCGCGGCTATCGCATCATTTTAGACTGTTCGGAGATTGCCTCTGGCTTGAATGATAACCGTCGTCAGTTCTTCAAAATCATAGATGCTGCTTGCAAAGGCGAAGTAAAAAAGGTTGTGGTTGAGCATCGAGACAGATTGACCCGTTTTGGCTTCCGAACCATTGAACGCTTCTTCAAGGGTGTGGGTTGTACAGTAGAAGTCCTTGAGCAAGTGGAAGGAAAAAGTGAACACGAAGAGTTAGTTGAGGACATCTTAACTATCATCGTAAGTTTTAGTTCGAGAATCTATGGTGCACGAGGCGGTCGCAAGCGCAAGGAAAACTCCAATGCAGAGAGCACATAAGATCAGGCTCAACCCTACTCCTGAACAGGAGAAATACCTACGCCAGGCTTGCGGGGTGGCAAGATTTGTTTTTAACTGGGGCCTGGCCGAATGGCAACGCCAATACGAAGCCGGGGAGAAGCCATCGGCTTATATCCTGAAAAAGCAATTCAACGCTATTCGGCGTGAGCAATTCCCCTGGTCACTGGAAGTCTCCAAGTGTGCTGTGGATACTGGTTTTCGCAACCTTGACGCCGCGTTCAAGAATTTCTTCCGTCGGTGCAAGAATAGCGATACCAAAAAGGGATACCCCAATTTCAAGTCCAAGAAGCGGTCAAAATCATCTTTCAGAATGGATGGGTCACGGGTTAGTGCTGATGGTCATTGTCTCAAACTAGAAAAGTTGAATGAATCAATCAATATGGCTGAGGAGTTGCGATTTGATGGTGAGATCAAGTCCGCCACGATTTCTGAGGATGCAGGACGTTGGTATGTTGCTGTCAATGTAGAGGTTGAATTGCCGAGACACGAGCATCCTCAAGAGTCGGTTGGGATAGATTTGGGAATCAAGACTTTAGCCGTACTTAGTGATGGACGAGGGTTTGAAAATCAAAAACTCTTGAGATCGGAACTTAGAAAGCTGAAGCGTTTGAACCGTGAATTGTCCCGCCGACAAGAAGGGAGCGGTCGTTGGAATCGCGCTAAAGCAAAACTGGCAAGATTTCATCGTTGCATTGCAGATCGGCGGATGGACTATCAACACAAGATAACGACTGAGATTGCCAGCACATATCGAGTCATCGGGATTGAAGACTTGAACGTTGCTGGGATGCTTAGGAATCACAGGTTGGCTTTGTCTATCGCAGATGCTGGGTTTGGTGAAATTCGTCGCCAGCTATCCTACAAAAGCGAGTGGTACGGTAGTGAATTAGTTGAGATTGACCGCTTCTTTCCCTCAAGCAAACTCTGCCGGTTTTGCGGTTGCATCAATAGCGACTTGACTCTTGCTGACAGAACTTGGAATTGTGATTGTGGTGCAGTGTTAGACAGAGATCAAAATGCTGCCCTGAATATTGAAAGGCAAGCATTGAATATCTTGCGCGGGAGTGGGTTCACCGAGCAAGTAAAAAACGGACGTGGACAGGATGTAAGACCCTTCGGGGCAATCCTGAGTGAAGCGTCAAAAATGGCCGAAGAAAGGCGGCCTTCCATTCTTGCTGTGATTTAGGCAGGTTTGGTAAACCAGGTTAAAGATTAATGCCTACGAAAGAAATGCCGCCCCAGGGATACGCAAGGATACGCATAAAGGGCCGGATCACCGACATCGACTACAAGGAGTTCGAGGACGGCAAGAAGCTGACTCGGGTTACGGTCGTAGTCAACGACCTGATGAACGGCAAGCGCGCCGAGTGGTTCGTGGCCGCATGTTGGGACAGGATCGCGGAGAACGCGCACAAGAATCTGTGGAAGGGGGCAGAGGTCGAGTTCTACGGCTATCCGCATCTGCACAGATGGAAGAACAGCTCGGAGATACAACTCAAGGTGATCGACATGATCTACATAACGAAGCTCAAAAAACCCGAGTCGTACGACCCGAACGAGAAGTTCTGAGGAGGTGAAAAAACAGCCTCCCAATTTAACAGCGGGAGAATTTAACAGGAGTGAATGATGGACGTGATCATAGTTCGGTTGGATTTAGAGGTGCAAGTCAGTAGTAAGGATAGAAAGGAGG